GCGGACGTTCCGGTCACGGGGTACACGGTTGCGGAGCAGAAGGCCGTCATCGACGGCTTTCTCGCCAATCTGCAGGCGACTTCTGGTGCCAACATCACCAAGCTTCTTGGTGGTGAGAACTGACGACTCGCTGCAGAACTCATTAACAGCGAGTTCGATCTGGAACAGGTGGAAGAAGATGACGCTCTGGTGGAATACACGATTTTAGTGTACTACACCGGAGATTTACGTTATCTTCTCCACCTGTTTCCGGATCAACACGGGTCACACGACATGAAGCAAGGATCCTGCCACCTCTGTTAGGAGGCGCGGTGAAAAGCCCCATGCCGCTCTTGCAGTCGGTACTCGATGATTTGAGTACCATGTGTCACACAAGCACCACTCGCGATCTCAAAACGATCGCGAGACGATTCGAACACGAGGGGTTGTCGTTCTTAACGATAACCCTACCAAACTTTGGAAAAGACCTCCAAAAAGGTCTTGACCAAGGCGAGGTTGACTCCAGCCTGTTCGTTGGATTTCAACGATCAGGAGGTCTCCCGAGATTCCTCTCAGGTTTCCTTCGTCATGTGTTCGACTCAGGTTCGGGCAAGCTGCTCAGCGAACCCTCTGTGGCGCATATCCAAGCGATACGTCAGATAACTCTGATGTTCGCGAAGATTGAACTTGAGTGCACGGATGCACGCAAGTCAGACGCTTTCAGGAGGTACGTTGAGTGTGAGCAGGAAGTTCGCGATGCCGATGCGCGACTTGATCCAGATCGGACCAGTCGTTATAATCGCATCAGTACTCTGCTGTGGGGTGATCTTCTATCCGCTGTTGACGAACTCGTCTTCAGCTCGGAAGGAAGGACCGACCGTCTCGGCCGGCTCATCCCAAAGCACGGGCCCGGAGCTACTGCCGACCGTCTCCGCGGAAACGCGAAGTGGCGGCAGTCGGAGTGGACCGATAGATTGGAACAAGTGTTTCCCTCTGGGGAACATCTTGTACCCAACTACCGGTACCACGCCGATCTCTCCGGGTTGCGATTCCTCGAACCTGGCGCTGAACGACCCGTCAGGGTCATTGCAGTGCCTAAGACACTCGAGACTCCCAGAATCATCGCAATTGAGCCTACCTGCATGCAATATGTGCAGCAAGCTCTCTTGGGTGCATTCCGGAAGGTCGTTGACGCAGATGACACCGCGTCAAGCCTTATCGGATGGTCAGAGCAGATGCTTAATCAGCGTCTTGCTCAGGAGGGTTCCAGGAATGGAACCCTTGCGACCATTGACCTCTCAGAGGCCTCCGACCGAGTCTCGAATCAGCATGTACGAGGCCTGCTTCGAAATCACCCACACCTTAACAGGGCGGTTGATTCCTGCAGGTCACGGAAGGCTGATGTGCCTGGCCATGGTGTAATTCGCCTGGCCAAGTTCGCGTCTATGGGTTCAGCTCTGACGTTCCCGCTCGAAGCGATGGTTTTCGCAACCGTCATCTTCGTCGCATTGGAACGCAGACTCAGCAGCCCACTCCAACGAAAGGACATTAAGTCTTTCGTTGGACAGGTGCGTGTCTATGGGGACGATATCATTGTCCCCACAGACTGTGTCTCGCTTGTCGTCGCGGAACTCGAAGCTTTTGGGTTTCGAGTCAACACGAACAAGTCTTTCTGGACTGGCAAGTTCAGAGAGTCTTGTGGAAAGGAGTACTACGATGGCGAAGACGTTAGTGTCGTTCGCATGCGTAGTGACATCCCTTCCGACAGGCGGAACGTTCGGGAGATTGTATCTACGGTCAGTTTCCGCAACCAGCTTTACTTTGCTGGATTGTGGAAGACCGCAAGATACCTGGATGACCGGTTGCGGCGGATTATTCCGTTCCCGGTTGTACTCCAGTCGTCTCCTGTGCTCGGCCGTCACAGTTTCCTCGGTTACCAAACCGACAGGAACTGTTCTACCCTTCATCGCCCCCTTGTCAAGGGTTATGTTGGGAAGTCAGACCTTCCAGTCTCGCGACTGGGTGGTCTGGAGGCCTTGCTCAAGTGCCTTGTCCTCGCAGAACACGGAAGACCTTCTCCTTCACAGGAGTTGGATCCTCACGAAGCTGGGAAGCTTCGGCGTGATCTGACCGGTCTCTTGCCAGGAACCGGAGATGAGCACCTAGAACGTTCAGGGCGCCCACGAGTGCGTGGCATCAAACTCGGATGGCACACACCCTACTAGTACATAACGTAGGATGGTGCCATGTAATTGGGATCCCGGTTTACCGGGATTGCGGGTAACCCCCGCCTGGGAGTCGTGTGCGACTCTCTCGAGTCGACAGAAGTTAGCTGGGTTCTAAATCCAGCTTGCCTTCATGGTGGTAGTGCTCGGCGAAAGCCGAACACCCCACCGCACGACCCGGGAGATGCACGTGGCAGTGCA